ATTCTAATATATCAGATATTCTAAGTGACAAACACTCTGCTACTTCTGCTGTTAAAAATAACCCAGACTGTAATATATGTCTAGTAGCTGTATTTGAATTTGCAGCAGCTAGTTTTTGTATTCCTACTAATGCATTTTTATCTGGAACACTACCATCTCTTGCTTCGTTAAGTCCGGTGACATCACGAATCATCTGTAAGTAATAGTTGTAAGTTCCTATTAAACTTTGCATTTTATTACCACCAGATCCTGATTGTATTTCTTGTATAGGTACTCTGCCAGGATTACCTTCGCCAAGCTCGTTCATTGATCTACCAATAACCGAACCAGTTTGGAAGAACATGTTTAAAGCTTCTTGTGGATTATAATTTGTTCCATTACCAAGATCAACTTCTGCTAAACCATCAGCATCAAGATAAACACCGTCTGGCACCATACGAGACATTACTTGTTGAAGTTTTAAATGCGTCAACTGTATCATATCTGCAAAGCCAGTGATACGACTAACTAAACTTTCAATTTTACCGTTATACATTCTTGGCGCTACTACACTATAATTCATTTTAACTTTAGTGTAGTCACTTTTTGGCCTCATCATATTTTTAGCCATCTCCCACTTTAACAACTTGTTAGTGCCAAGTATTAAAGCTCCTTCATACAAAACTTCTACTTGTCTTTGTAGCTTAGCAAAGTTTCCTTCTAAGTTTTCTGGTGGATTAAAAGTATCATCTTTTTCAATAGCTTTATCAGCGCCTGTACCAGTTTCTTTTACTTTGTAAACTTCGTTCATATAAGTTTTATAATTAAAATATAAAACTTGAACTTTGTTAGAGTCTGTTTCGTTATATCTTTTTGAAGAATTATCTCTATAATAATAAGAGCCTTTCTTTTTTATTTCTTCAATTTCTTCTTGATCTAAATGTGGAAACTGTTTTACTAGCTCATTTATAGGTATTTCTTTTACTTCGCCTATATAATATATATCATCAAAATAAGGTGAGTCTGTGTAAGAATAAACTATATCAGCAGGATCTACATATTCTACTATAGCTCCTTCAGAAGTGTTAAACGAAGTCTTAACTGCACCAATACCTAACACTGTTAAGTCGTAGTAAAATCTTTTCTTAATAAGTTCGTACTTACTACCTTCCATTAAAACATTAATAGCTTGTTCTTGAGCTAACTCAACAGCTTGCTTGTAACTCAGTTGCATGTGTAGCTCTAATTCTTCTTTAGTTTCTGGTAAAGTGGAAGGATCGTTTTCGTAAAGATTTACTCCAAAAGCTTCTTTAGAAAAATCATTTATTTCTTGAGCTTGTATATCTGCCATTATAGACTCTATATACTCTGTTCTTTTAGCAACACCGTATGGATCTTGAGAATATGCTTTTAAATCATAACCTCTTTCAGCTATACCGTTTACTACAATATCAACAAATTTTGGAATAATAGGGACAGGCGTCCAGTCTAAATTTAAGTAGCTTAAGTCACCATTTATAGATAACTCGTCTTTATATTTTTGTATTGACTGCTCTCCTCTAGCGTAAAGCCTTAATCTATGAAAATTATTTTTAAGATTTAAAAATCTACTATTAGAATAATTGTTAGTATCTTTAAACCACTCTTGTTCTATACCTTTTGCTACTTTCAAACCATACTCGTAGCTAATTTTCTCTAAGTCGCTAACGACTTGGCTAGGAAAATAATTACTTACAACTGACTCAGCCATACTTAATGTTTAATTATTTGTGAAGTACTACCATTGTTTGTGTATTTAGCAATACTTAAATTTAATTTAGGTTTTTTAACTTTATGGTTTGGTACATATAAGTGTCTGTTACAAGCCATTATGGCTAAACCAGAACTTATCGAGGCATCAAACTTAGTTCTTTTGTTTATGTCAAACTTACTCCAATCGTTTAATAGTTCGTTAAAGTAAAGTGTTCCATAAGTACCATCTTGCAATAATCCAACATGGTCGTTAATATACATTTCAATAGCAGCTGCGTGAGCTTGCTTAATATCTTCGCTTGAGTTTGGTATACCTCCAACTTCTCTTTCAGCTGTAGATAATTTATTCCAAACTTTATCTGGTCTGTTCATGCTAAAGCCTCTATAACCTCTACGTCTTAAATAGTAAAGCAGTCTTGGTTTATTATTTTCCGCTAGTAGTGGCATACCATAAAATACTAATGCCATTAATACGTCTTCAAAAAATATTTCAGCGGTTTGTGGTCTAGCTATATATTCTAAAAAAAATGTATTAGCAGGAGCGTCTTCCATGCTAAACTTCGTTAATCCATGAAGAGATCCTTTGGATCCTCGACCATCAACAGTGCCACTAATATCATAGCTATCGCAGCCAAAAGCGCCCATGTGTTCGTTACCTGGATACTTAATTCCATTTTTTAATATAACTCTATTTTGTAGGTTAGCAGGCGGTGCCCAACTTATTTTAAATCTTCCATTTGGATCTGGCGTAAATATAACTTGTGTATCTTTTACTCCATTAGCCCATTGAAAGTTTCCTACATTTAATACTGAAGAGTTTTTATTCCCTTCGTTATAATCTATTTGCTCGTATATCTTAACAAGATTAAACAAGCTATTTTTTGTTTCATCTCTAAACGCGTGCTCTTCAGTTCTTGGAAACTGTCTGTAAAACTCGTTTAAAGCATCTTGATCATCTCTTAATCCATCAGCTTCATTATTCCAGTGATCAATAACTCCAACATCTATTAATTCACCGTCGGGTCCATAACACTCTCGTGTTGGGGTATCGAAAACTGGTCGTCCAAACTCATCAATAAATCCTTCATAGTTCCATTCCATTGGGATAAACAAAGAATATAAACCAGAGCGTGTTTGACCATTTCTATTTCTTTTTGTGACATCACTGTCGTTATACAACTTTTTAAAATTATCTCCACCTTTATCAAGAGCATTGCTCGTTGATCCCATCATACACTTACCTATAATCCTGCTACCTAACCTTAAACAGGTTTTAGTAACTCGCCAGTTGTTTAAAATATTGTCAGGTCTTTCCCACTTACCACTTTCATCATGTACTAACAAGTTAAGCTTTTCACCGTCATAACTGTTATCACCTGTGTTTTTCCAATCAATAGTAGTGTCAAGTCCAACCAGCTCTTCCTGCTTTTCGTTTGCAGTAATTTTCCTACGCGTAAACTTACTTGCAGGAACCCTATAAGCAAGTTCACTTTTAGGTCTGTCCATACCATCTTGTATCGGTTTAAAGAAAAACGGATAGTTGATAGATATTGGAACAACTTTGTCGGTAAACATTTTCTTAGCATCTGCACCACTTTTAGATAGTATTCCATATCTAGAGTCACTCGATATAGTAGCTAAGTTAACTGTTTCTGCGCTAGACATAAAAGAAAAACCAGAACGTCTGTTCTTCAAATAGCACATACCGTAACATCTTTTATCTGCCTTGCAAGCTTCCCAAAATATAAAGAACAATCTATTTGCTTCGCGAAAATCTGGAGCACCAACGTCAATCTTGCTCCATTGTAAATACATATAGTGACTACCTGTTATATATGTAGGTTTACCGTTATTATTAAACCAATAGCCTTCATCTCTATATTTAAACTCTTCATCAATAAAATCATACCACTTATCCTTTTGTTCTTCGGGATAGCTTCTCCAGTCAAATATATTTTTAAGCTTACTTAGCTCTTTTGGATATTCTAACTTTTGCCATTTCTTTGCGTTAGGCAAGCGCATTCGCAGTGGTTCCAACGGCAAGCCAATCTGCAAGCCTTGGATTTCATATATTTGTCCAATTTTACCAGTTTTGCTGATAACCACGATGTCATGTTCTTTATTATATCCATATTCCCATTTACGTTTTTTGTTAAGCCGACTTATCGTAGTCTTCTTAACTGGTTCAACTATTTTATATAATGTTTGTTCGTACATCAAAAACGCTATTACTTTGATCTGCCTTCCGCGAAGCCTTTAAATACTCTTTCCTTTTTCTCTTCTTGTGTCTTTCCTTCCAAAATATTCTCTTCTTCTTGTATACGGTTGAGGATTTCAAATGCATCAAATATAGCTAACTTTTTAGTAGCCGCAGCGTTCTTCAGTCTATCAGCAGATACATCATCTTCAGTATTAGTAATGATTTGCTCTTGAGCAACTTTAATTAACTCATCAACTGCTTTACGCCCAGCTAGGATTATACGCTTCTTCGTTTCCTTGATACTCATATTTGATTGTAATAAATTTAGATAATGCTCGGTATAGTCTAACTCCATCTACAACGAACTCGTATGTAGAGACAGGATCAAATCCTACTAAATCTCCTACATCTACTAATCCGTCTGAGTACTTAACAATACCTATCAAAGGTCTTTCTGATTCTGTGTTGAAGTTATCTACTGCCTTTAACGGTTGAACAAAACAGTAACCTGGCAAGCATTTCCAATCATCGTTTCTTTTATATAGAAATATTTGATCTTCTGATACTATATATTTATTATCACCTAGATAACTTCTACTGTTCTTTTCTCTACCTTTCACATCGTGCCATCTTCTAAACACATTGTGATGCACGAGCACAGAGTCTAAGTCTTGTATACTAGTGTTATTAACTCTTGGAGTACTTATAACTTTAGCTTCTCTGTTTACATATTGATGATTGTAAACTTCTGTGTTTAATATTAAACTAGATCCATCAACGTCTACAGTATTGTTGTATCTTTCACCATCTGGCTCAATTACAAAACCGTATATACTCTTCATTAATATTCTAGATTATATTCAACAGATACTGCCATGTTTTTGTTAAAGTCCTTCCAAGGAATAACATTTTTATTTTTTCTAATATATATAGAGTACTTATCTTTTTCTTCTATTATATCGCAGATAGTATGACCACCATACACTTCTTGTCCAACAGCATAGTGCATAGCGTCATTTTTATAATCTTTACCTACACTAATCTTCCTTATCAGCTTCGCCATCTTCTTTGTATTTTATAGAACCATCTTGAATATTTACGTCTGTAGTTTCGTAATCATTCATAAATTCTTGTTGTAGCTCTTGTAAGACATTTTGCAAATCGTTAGAAGTGTGTAAAAGTCCGTGCTTTTGAACTTCAATAGTTCCTAGCTCTACTTTTATTCTATTAATACCACTAACAGTTCTTTGCAATCTTTCTAACTGCTGATCTGTAATTTTTTCCGCACGAGGTTTTAAGTCCACCGTTTTCGGGGTCTTTCTTTTTGCCATGATTTAATTTAATTTAATTAGTTAATTTGTTTTATTTTCCAAAGTAGCAGATTATACCACCATCTGCGTCATCAGCGCTCATTGATACTGAAGTCCATCTACCGTATATAGTTAATCCTTTTGGAAATACTTGTGAACTATCAATAGCCATACCACCAGCACCTTGGAAGCCTATTTTTCCTGGTTTTTTAAATGCAAGAGTAACACCATCGCCTATAGATTGACTTGCTACTGATATTTCTTTAGTATTATCACCATCTGGATTTAAACCAGCAACAGTTCCTAAAGAAACACCTGTTGAAGCTAAAAATATTTCATCACCTACTTCTATGTTATCGTTATTACCTGTACCAGCGTTTTCTTGATCAAATATAACTTTTGTTGAACTACTAGTTGCTCCGTCTACTGTTCTAGTATAGTGGCCGCTGTCGTGAGCTGCAGCTCCAATAGTTGGAAATACATCAGCATCATCAGAGACTAATACGTCAAGCGATGTATCAGCTAAAAACTGAATAGCTACAATACGTAAAGTTTCTGGAGGTGAAATTGTATTTGCGTTTGCGTCTGCAAAAGCGGATCCAAACTGACCAAAGCCGTATGCTACTTCTGTTGAATTTTGTCCCATTTTATTTTTCTTTTATTTGTTCGTTTTTCTTTGAGCTTCCACCGAAGAAGAAGTCTATAATTGTATTTACTTTAGCGCTCATTGCGCCAAATATTGTTGATATAAAGCTAATTTCAAATTCACCTAACTCTAAACTTTTAGTAACAAAATAATTAAACATTACAAAAGTAATACCAAAATAAGCTATAGTAAATAAGGTTGCTAATACTTTTTGTATAATAGCATCGTCTTTATACATATCGCGCGCAGACTTTCTGTCTTCAACTTCTTTTGCAAAAGCTTCACGCTCTGCTTCTAATAATACAGATTTTAAAGCAAGCTTAGCCTCGTCTCTTTCTTTATCAGTTGTAATAACTTTGTCGAGGATACCTTCTGCATTTTCTACGACCTTGCCAAAAAGGCCGCCTATTAAGTTATTTATCATATCTTGTTGTTTTCCCAAGGAAGCTCTCTACTACCTTCTTGATATTTTTTACCAGTATGTGGATCTATAATAAATCCATTAACTCTTTTCCAAGTTTCACCTTTATAATAAACAGCATTGTCATCGTATGTTTCATGACCTATTTTCATAGCTGTTATATGTTGCATCTCGTGCCTCATAGCTTGAGCTAACATTGGATCGTCAGGTCGTAAGTTTTTACTTATATAAATAGAGCCATCCATGTTTGCTTCAGCTAATATGCCTTCGCCTAGATCTTTTTTAAACACAGGTGTTCCAGGTATAACTTCTTTTTCAGTTTTAAATTTAAACTTACTTTTGATATTACCACCTTCAGCCTGCAACCCTTTATTTGAACCTAGTTTAAATGCCATTATCTGTCTGGGTCTTTAATCATATCATCAATAGCTTTATTATAAACTTTATCAGTATATGATTCATTATCGTAAAACACACTTCTACTTGACGTAGGTAAATCTTCTTCACCTAGTAGTATTCTATATATTCTACTTATTAATTGGCTGCACTTAAATGAAGTTTTATATACGCTATATTTTATCGTCGTGCGATTTCTATGTCTCCAAACTTCTATCCAGCCTTCTTTTCTTAGACGCTCCCACCTCTCTTTATCCCAAGAGTATGTGTATGTACCGTCTATAAATTCTTGTCTTGTAAAACGTTTCTTACAGTCTAAATATATTAGTAACTCTAAGTCAGCGTCTTTTAACCCGTAAGTCTTACAGGCCCACTTTCTCGTGAGCCTGTAGTACTTAAGGATTTGTAATTCACGAATATCGTGACTAGTTAACCGCATTTACTACGATAATGTAGGAGCAGTCATAGTGCTAAGACCAGCAATACCTGTTACAGCAGTAGTACCAGCTACGTCATCTACAACATCGATAAAGCCATCGTGGTGAATACCACCGTTAGCAGCACCAGAGAATAATCTCATTAATCTAGCAATAACATCTTTGTGAGTATTATTAGCGCTTAGTGATATAACAATCTTATCATTGTTAATAATGTTAGCAGCATCATCATCAGGATCGTTAGCCTGAACTGCAACAGCTGGCTTGAAATACAGATTTAAAGTATCATCAGCTGATGGAATAGCCCCACAAAAGTGAGATAATGGATAACAAGCTGAATCTCCAGCAGCGTCATCATCTCCTATCGCACCTGCGGTACGAAAGTACAAATAAACTTCTTTCATTTTTAAATAGTTTAATAATTAATAATTTTTTTTTAGATTTTATGTATAAGGAATCTGGATTGTGGTTTATGTTTAATCTACATAGTAGTAATTACACATAATAAATCTATTCTACTAAAACTACATCGCGACCTCTTATAACTTGATACATTGTGTCTTTCCAAGTAATACCGTGGCCAGCGTGTTTGTCGTAATAAACTACATCACCATCTTTTAATCCTTGCACCAAGTTACCAGTTGAAACTATAGTAGCTTTAATATATCTATTATCTTCGTCTAGATTTTCTGTCAGTATTAAACCACCTATTTTTTTAGGCCCAACTTTTTCTTTATCTACTACTATGTAATCGTTAACTGCCTTCATTTATTCTAATGTTTGAAATTACACAATCAGCAGAGATAATAGTTGAAACTACAGATACTGCATTTTTTAACGCCGACTTAGTAACTAATACAGGGTCGATGATACCAGTTTCAATCATATTGACTGGGTTACCTGTTATAACGTTTAAACCACAGCCTTCTTCTAGCTTAGTATCAAATTCAATACTAGCATTATTTAATATAGTATTATATGGAGCTTGAATAGCTTTAAGTAACAGTTCTTCACCGACGACGTCGGTTGAAATTTTTTGAGAGGCGTTTAACAACGCTACACCACCGCCAGGAACAATGCCTTCTTTCAGTGCCGCTTTAGTTGCATATATAGCGTCTTCAACGCGATCTTTCTTTTCTTTAAGCTCTACTTTCGATCCAGCTCCTACTTTAATAATACCAACACTGCCAGAAAGCATAGCTAAACGATCTTCTAACTTCTTTTTAATAAAACCGTTTTTCTCTTCAGATATTCTTTTAACAACATCATCTATACGACCTTCTGCTTTAATGTGCATATCGTCTATAGTTAATACAGTGTTTTTATCATCTGTTTCAGCATATTCAGCTTCACCTAAATGCTCAGGCGTCATAGCGTCAAGATCATCACCAAGTTCTTCGTTAAACAAGGTTGCGCCTGTTAAAATAGCTACATCTTCACAAGTGTCTTTCTTAGTAGGACCAAAACCTGGTAAATCAACAATGTTTACTTTGATGTTACCTTTTACTTTGTTCATAAGTAGCGCAGATTTTACTTGCTGAGCTACTGGAGCTATAATAAGTAAAGATCTGTTTTGCTTGATAACATATTCTAATATACCTTGTATCTTACGAACATTAGGTATTTCAGAAGTACATATCAAAACAAAAGGATTATCTAGCTCTGATTTTTGCTTATCAGTGTTAGTTACAAAATGAGGAGATGTTAAGCCACAATCAAACTGTACACCATCTACTACTTCTACGTATGTTTCATCTGTACCAGAGCCCTCCATTAAAACTACACCATCTTTACCTACACTTTTATAAGCTTCAGATATAATGTTACCAAGCTCTTTGTCGTTATTACAGCTAATAGAAGCAACGTGATCTAACGTGTCATCGTCAACATCTATCTTTATTGAGTCTAAATAATCTATTACTTTGTTTAAACCAGACTGTAGCCCTTGCTTTAGCTCTCTAATAGTGTTATCACTCATAGAGTTGTATACATGTGTTAGTATAGCTTCAGCCAAGACAGTTGCTGTAGTAGTACCATCACCAGCTTGCTTAACTGTATTTCTAGCAGCTTCTTTAATAAGTGTTGCTCCAATATTTTCTACTGGATCAAATAATACGACAGACTCAGCGACAGTAACCCCGTCTTTTGTTATGACAGGATTACCTCGCGCGTCTTCATATATTACACATTTACCGGATGCGCCGAGTGTAGATTTTACTGCTTGCGCTAGTTTGTTAACACCAGCAATTACTCGGTCTTTAGCGTCATTGCCAAAATTAAGATCTTTGACAATCTCGCTAGGGAGATTATATTCCATTTGATTAAATTAAATTAAATTAGTGTATTAAAATGTTTTTACAACCTTTGGTCCTTTAGTGGCCTCTAGTTTTTTAGTGAAGTGCTCAATGCTACCATCGATAGCTTGCTCAGCTCCTTCTAAAGTTTCTCTACGCGTGACATCAACCCATTCGTCGCTGTCAGGCTTAGTAACTTCTGTTTGGTAATAACCGTTAGCTAATTGAGTTATCCTCCAGTTTTTCTTTTCTGAAAGATGCATCCATTGCTCTTTGGTTTTTTCGTTTACTTGTGGATCACCGGTCCACGAACTTGTCTTGTAATACAAATACGTCATTTTGGTTTTATTTAATGGTTAATAGGTATTCGGATTTTCCGAATTACTTTTTCTTCATTTTCATCTTCATAGCTGAAACTTTCTTCATTTTCATTGCAGCTTTTTTCATCATCATAGTTGACTCTTTTTTAAGCTTCATGGCTGCTTTTTTCATAGTCATAACAGACTTTTCTTCTTTTTTTAATTTCATTGCAGCTTTTTTCATTTTCATAGCGGCAGCTTTTTTCATTTTAGTAGCAGCTTCTTTTTTCATATCGTTAGCTCCTTTGCCATCTACTGCAAAAGTTGGTACTTTTTTACCATTAACTGTTGTCATAGGCATTTTAGCCTTCTTTGGAGACTTGTGCCCCATTTTCATTGGTGCCTTTTTCATTTTAAATTTTGTTTTTAATATGTTTAAACATTTCTTTACCTAACTTCTCGCCCATTTTACTATCTGACTTATAGTGAGCGCGAGCAACTCTTCTACTATAAGATATATTTTCAGCCGTTTTTTTAAATGCTTTAGATGCTTTAGGATACTTCTTTGATAATACTTCTCCTATTAGCACGCCTTGCGTTGAGTGACCTGAAGGATATGATGGTGTTTTCATTGAGTCCATCTCATAGTCCTTCATAGTAATCTTTAGTTTTTTAGCAGATACTTTAGGTCTTGGCCTATTAAAATGTTTTTTCAATTTTATTATTACCGGTGCAGAGTCTTTTATTAAACTTTCAACTAGTTTTTCATCATAGTCTTCTATGTTGTTTTTCATAGCAACATCTTTAAAAGCTGCTTCTATATCATCGTACTTTTTTACAAAGCTTTTGTTTAAAGGTATTTTTTTAAGCTCTTTAACTTCTTGCATTGTTTCAAAAGAGTTTTCACTAGGAGGTGTCATCTTTTTAAACTTAGATATTTCAAAATCTTTAAACATTACTTTTCTCCGCATTTTTTACTAGGATTACTTACTTGTACCCAGTTTTCTTTTTGAAACCAATCACGTAGTGTAGCGCCTTTCTTACGAGCACCTTTAACAAAACTCTTACTAGATCTTTTGTATTTACCTTTGCTAGCTGCAGATCTTTTAGCGTTAACAACTTTCTGACGCTCTTCTTTCGACATGCTCATAACTTTGGCTTTAGGTAGACATACTTTTCTAGTACCACCACCTTTTATTTTTTTAAACGGATTACTTCTTTGAACGAACATGTTGTGCTTTTAATTGTTTCTTTGCTACTCTAGCTAGTCTCGCTTGCTCCATCTTACCCATAACTCTAGCTCTTTGCTCTAAAACAGTTAGTATTTGTATTTTTCTAGCATAAGGTTTATTTATTCTTTTAACTTTAGCTATAGTAGCTCTAGCGTCAGCTACTGTAGCAAACTTAATACTTACTGTATCTTTTGGATTTTCATCAGTATATAGTCTTCTACCGCTGCCTTTTGGCTTTTTACCAGTTCCAACTTTAGGATCTGCTTTTTTTTGATTAGGTGAAGGTCTGTTAGTTTGCATGTTTATAAACCAATTAGCTAATTGTTTGTCACGAGGCGTAGCGTTTGGCCTAGATTTTAACTTCTTAGCCTTTTCTACGGTTACATCACCGCCATATAGCTTAGATATACGCGCTTTTAACACGCCTCTGTAAGCTTTACTCATCTTTTTTAAGTCTTTTTCTTACAATATCCATAGTTCTGCGCATTTTAGCTGCATATTTAGGGTCTTTATTGCGTCTAAACACAACTTGTTGGTTTAAACTGCTGATAATTTTAGATAAATTACCTTTTCTAGACTTAATCATCCAAGAAGCTAGTGCCGATGCTGATAATTCTTTGAACTTACCTTTAGCATCAGGCGCGTCAGAGTGCTGAAACTTGCCCATACGCTTGTTCATAGGTGAATTTATAGCATTTTGCAGCTTATCAGCTTGCTTAGCATGTGTTTTACTAGCTTTTTTAAGCTCTGTAATAACTTGCTTTATCTTCTTATTGTTTAACTTAAACGCCATTACTTCTTTTTGCCTCCTCCAAACCTACTTGGACCACCTGCTCTAGTACATCTTACGCCCCAACCTGATGCATAAGCACTAGGCCAAACTTTAAACTTACGTTTTGCAGCAGCTTTACAAGCTGCAGATATTTTTTTTAATGCTGAACTCTTTGTTACTTTCATGATACATTTAATATTTACCTCTAACTCCTTTTGGATTAGATTTAGTTGAACCACCTTTTCCAGCCCATAAATCTTTACATGCCCAATACGATGCTGTTAGTTTACTTTTCTTCTGATCACACTTATGTCTAGCTCTAAAACTCTTGCGAGCAGCAGCTGAATAATTATGACCATAACTAGTGTGACCGTAATGTATTAATTTTTCTTTTCCACCTTCACAAGCTTTAACAACTTTCTTTTTTTGTGGCTTAGGTGAACGACGAGGCTTATTACAAGCCATCTTGCTTTTATCAAGTTTTTTAAATCCACTACCTATACCACCAGCTCTACGTCTACCGCAGCTAGTAACTTTAAATGGATGATTTTTTTGAGTGTATGCCATTATCCTTCGCTTTTAGTACCTTTACCAAAATTACCTCTATTGTTAGCAACCGATACTAATACTAGTTTTCCATTTTTATCATGGTGCACGTCTTTATTAGATAAACTAAAACCTTTATTTTTTAAAGCACGACGCTTTACTTGATTTTGCGCTTTCCTTAGCCTACGCTTAGGAGACTTAGCATACTCAAGATCTCTCTTCTTTTTAGCAGCCGCCGCTTCTGGTGATAGTTTCTGTGCCATATAGATATTATTACTCGTATAGTTAATATATTAAAAGCGTGACACAAGGGTGCTACTAGTACTTCTTAATAGGCTAATGTCATATAAAAGTTGTTATAAATATATAGTATTTGTGTAGCCCCCTACCCCCTTGATAGCCAGCCAGTTACAAAAACACAATATTTTTACCAGGCCCCCACTGATATTTTAATTTTTACATTAATTTTTTACAAAACTAATACGACCATTGTTGGATAATATATATGTAAATAATAAAAAAACTTAATAAACTTTTAAAAAATTATGTCTAAGAAAAATAAAACATACAGAGTTTGTTTCGACAATAAGTTAAACAAATTAAATTCAAAACAATTACTTCGTTTCTATAATGGTACTCCATACAAAGTATTAATAAATGAAAACAATACAAAATAAATACGACTAACATTGGATAATATATACAAATAAACTTAAACTATTAAACTAAATTAAATTAAATTATTATGACTAAATTAACTAAAAAAAGATTTGTTATCTCAAAATCTCTAATCGGAAAAAATGTAACTATTGAATTTACAACTAAAAAAGGTACTTTTGAATATAATCATGACGATGTATACTCAATAAATCAAGAAAGACTTGAGTCAATGGAGTGTTTCCAAAAATATGGTAACTACACTAACAGTAATAACTTACCTACCTGGGCTCGACTTTCATAAGTAATACTGATGAGACTTCAATAGTCGAAACTACTTCGGTAGTCTATTACAAAACAGTGACAAAAGGGTGTTACTATACCTTACTTAACTACCTAATGTCACACTAAATTAAATTATATGTTACAATACATTTTAGAAATTATTACTATTCTTACAATTACTGGTACAATTTGTTACATAATGGAAAAATTCATTATGAAGAAAGAGAGTGAGTGCAGTAACTCCTAACGAAATTTATCACTTAAACGATTTACCTACTTTTACATACAAACTAAATACGTTACTCGTTGGATAATATATATGAATCAAAACTAA